CGAAGTTGAAAAAGATGGAAGTTTAGTTCCTGTTATAATAAAGACAAAAACACCAGACAATTCTTTCTTCCTTGAAGGACTTAGAGACCACGATGTGGAAGATGAAACTATTGTGAATGATACAGTTTTAAGGATTAAAGACATAGAAGAAGAAGACGGAGTATATACAATTCTCTGTGAGGAGGGATAATGAATAAAGAGAGATTTTATCATTGGCTTGGAGCAATGGATATGATTATAGAAGACAAGAATGGCAGAGTCATCAAAAAGATTGATGGCTTGAAAGAAGTAAAAAAGCAATTAGAAAAAGATGGAGATTTAAAAAGTGATGAAGATATAAATAATAAGGAGATGGAAGAAAATGGGTGATATAATTAGAAAGACAATGCCTGCGATTGCAAAAAGCATTGATGAAAAAAATCATACAATAACAATGTATGTTTCGACAGGCAAGGTTGATAGGGATAATGAAATAGTAGACCCGAAGGGCTGGGTTTTGGATAACTTTAAAAAGCATTCTCCGCTCGTTGATTCTCACGACTATAAAACAGTATTAAATCAAATAGGAAAAATAATTGATGTAGGAGTGGACAGCAAAGGATTGTGGATAAGGGCGCAGTATTTTATAGGTGAAGGCAATTTGAAGGCAGATTGGGCCTGGACATTGGCAAAGCATAATTCTGCAGCAATGTCTGTTGGGTTTAACCCGATTGAAAAGCAAGATGGTAAAAACGGAGTAAAAACAGTTTATACGAAGCAGGAATTGCTTGAAGTTAGTCAGGTTATCGTTCCATCGCAGCCTGACGCTGTTCAAGATGGAATAGATAACTTTGCATTAGCATTAAAAGAATTTAAAGGAGTAAGGGGTGATAATATGGAAGTAGAAACAAAAGGTGTTATTCCTTATAAGAAACATCCGTTAGCTCCTGAAAGTACTGCCTGGAATGCTGGAAAGGAAGTAAAGTTAGCAACAGTAAATGATTTGAAAGAAATGTGCGCCTGGTATGATTCAACGAAACCTGATATTAAATCAAGTTATAAGTTACCTCACCATTTAGTTAGGAACTATGTAACAGTTTGGCGAGGAGTTGCAGCAAGTATGGCAGCACTGTTTGGAGCAAGGGGTGGTGTAAATGTCCCTGCAAAGGATAGAAAGGGCATTTACAATCATTTGGCAAAGCATTATCAGGAATTTAACAAAAAGGTTCCTGAGTTTAAGGAGTATGAATCCGATGAAGAAATTTTTAAAGCCTGTGGAATTACTGCAGAGGAATTTGACAGCTTGACAAAAAATGAAGATGGAGATACAATAAATAAGACAGGAAGAGTTTTATCTGGCAGGATAGTTGAACAGATAAAAACCTTGATTATGCAATTAGATGAAGTTAAAGCAGGTTTGCAGGAAATTCTAAAAGCTGAGCCTCGTAACCTATCATTAGATAGGGATGGTAAAGCAAAAGAAGTTCTTGAGAACTTGCGAAAAGCTTTAAAAAATTAAATATAGGAGATGAATTATGGACGACATAGATAAATTAAAGAATGAAATTATAGATGAAACTGCCAAGAAGATTGAGGAAAAAATGGCAGGTAATAACAATCTTGAACAGATTGTTGCAATGGTGAAGAAGGAAATTTTAGCGGATAACAAGTTTAAAGTTCCTACTGGTAAGTCAGAACCAGAGCCTGGAGCTTTTGCAATGGGCATTAAGAAGCAAATGGCAGAGGGAACAGGAAGTGCTGGTGGATATTTAGTACCGACTTCATACGTGAATAAGATAATTGATATTGCAAAGCAGAAGTCTCTTGTCCTTAAGTATGCGGATATTATGCCTGTTGCTACAAATCAGGCAGTAGTTCCAACCCTTGACTCAAGCGTTTCATTCACGTGGACGAATGAGAATACCGAGGGAACAGAATCAGAACCACAGATTGGGCAGTTGAATATTACGATTAAGAAGGGAATGGCAATTACAACTATTCCAAACGAACTGCTTGAAGATAAGACGATTGGCGGAGCTGTGGATGCTTGGCTGGTTAAGTTATATGGAAAAGCCTACGCAAAGGAAATTGATAGAGTTTCTCTTGCAGGTGATACTGGCAATGGAGACCCATTCAATGGTGTTGTGTATACCACAGGGGTTACAAATGTAGCAGGAACTTCTGGAACGACTACACCTGAATATGATAAGCTTGTTTCAATGACATTCTCAATCTCTGATGATTATGCGGATAATCCGATTTGGGTGGCACACAGGACTTTCTACTCTCAGTGCTTACAGTTGAAAAATTCAAATGGAACTCCAATACTAAATCCTAACGACAAGTCTTTGATTGCTTATGCTTACGCAAGAAATGAGAGTATGCCACACGACTTCACTGCAGGGAAGCCTATTGCAATATTTGGAGACCTTGCAAATATCAGGATTGCGATGAGACATAATCTTATAATTGAAGCTTCTAAGCAGGTTAATTTCAAGGCTGACCAGACAGTTTTGAGAGCAAAGTTTAGAATGGGAATTGGAGTAGCACCAGCGGACGCCTTTGCAGTTTATACCTTGACAGCATAGAAAAATAGGGAATTTTGAGAGCTGGGAGTTCGCCTCCTTTCTTCTCCCAGCTCTCTATAAGGAGATGAAAAATGAAAGTTAAATTTATAAAGAATATTTATGAAAATGGGATGAATTATAAGATAGGTGACATAGCTATCTTGAAGGACAAGCGAGCAGAAGCTCTTGCAAAAACTGGCTTTGTTACTATTTTAGAAAAGAAAAAAGCTGTTAAAACTGCTCCTAAAGACAAAATGATAAGAAGAGGGAAAAATAAATAATGTATCTTCCCTATTCCAACTTTCAAGTTCTTTTTAAAAATGTGGACATAACAGAAGCAGAATATAATGTTTACGAGCCGAATGCAGAGGCACTAATTTTCAATTATACTGGGCAGGCTTTTGCAGAGGTTCCGAAAGATGTGAGTTATGCAACAGGGCTTATTGTTCAGCGTTTAGTAGCTATTTCTAATCAACCTCCTGATGCGGCGAAGACGTATTCCGAAGGTGGAGTCTCTACGACGTACGGAAAGTTAGAAGTTATCCCTGGGGAAGCTAAAAAGATTTTAGATAGATACGTTAAACCTGAAAATGTTATTTGAGAAAAGAAATAGAAAAACTGCAACGATTTATAGAGATGATAAGCTAATAGGTTCTGTTTATGCTGATTTAGTCTCTCCAAAGCTTGAAGAAGTGAGTAATGCTTTTGCAAGTGGTTACAAGATGGATTTAGAGGCTTTTTTACAAGATACTTATGAATTGAAGATTTTTGATGTAATAGAAATAGAAGGAATAAAGTATAAGGTGCAAACCTTTCAGAAGTACAAGAAGTTTTATTATGTGTTAGGAGTAAAGCTGGAAAATGATTAAAATATCAACAAATGTATTTGCTTTTAATATAGGAATGGAAAGCAAAAGGATAATGGTTGATAAGGCTGTTAAGCAAGCTCTTTTGAATGCAGGTTATTTAGTCCATTCTAAAGCAATTAGAAATATCCAGCAAAAACACATAATAGATACAGGACGCTTGATGGGTTCTGTATCAGTTGCCTGGAGCTGGGGACCTGGCAATGGAACGGTTCAATCTCCCGCAAAGCCTTCTGACGCAGTTAAAAAGCCTTTTGAAAAAGAAACTGTTATTATAGGAACAAATGTTTTCTATGCTCCGTTCCACGAGTTTGGAACGAGAAAAATGAAAGCAAGACCCTATTTGAGACCTGCGTTTAGTTCTTCAAAGGAAATAATTAAAAAAATGGTTAACGATGCAATTAAAGGAGTATTATGATAGCACAAAAGATTGTTGACGCTATAGACTTTTGCTATGCAAGCCTTTCAGGAAGAGAGGATAGAAATATCACTCCTGCAGTTTACGTTGGATTAAAAGAAAGCCCTGTAAATTCTTTTGCTACAAAGGCAGAAGGTTCAGTGTGGTTTATTGGGAAATCAGAATCCGAGGCAGAAGATTTATATAGTTCCTTTAAGACTAAGTTTGGGCATAAGGGAAACGGAGCATTCAATGCATATAAAATTGAATATTCAACAGAAAATAATGTTGAGCTTCCTGATGGAAGATTTATGTTAGAAACAAAAATAACAATTATATATTAGGAGGAATAAAAAATGGCACTATTAACAACACAAGAAATAAAATTAAATGGCGAAGACCCTGAATCTGGGTTATCTCCAACATTTGAAGCTTGCGATTCTGCTGGAGATACCTTTACGGTTTCAGGCAATGATTTTCTCTATATTAAGAATGGAGATACTGCAGACCACACGGCAACAATTGCAAGTTTGAAGAAGTGCAGCCAGGGATTTACACATAATGTAAATGTAGTAGTCCCTGCAGGCGGAGAAAAAATGATAGGACCTTTCAAGATTTCGAGGTTTGGAGATTCTGCGAATAATAATATAGGTTCTATTAGCTACGACGCTGTAACATCTTTGACGATTGCAGTAATTAAATTAGTTTATTAGGGGGTGAAAAATAATGGCTGATACTTATGCATTTGGAATAGCAGCAAGTTCAACTGGAAGTATAACAGGAACTGTAGTCGAAGCTTATGAGGTTAGTGCTACAGCAAGTGAAAAAGACCTGACGGGAAACAATGCAGGACAGACTGTGGTAGATAGTCGTTATACAAACAAGAAACAGACCTTACACGTAGTTTTTGAATTTACTTCAGGTAGTGCTGATATGCCTATAGATTTGATTGGGAGTTCTTTTACAGCGACTGCAACTTCAGATAATACTTCTGCAACGGCGCTAACAATGACGGGAAACATTTCTGATGCAAAATTGATTGCTCATAAGGATGATTGGTGGCAATATGACTTGACTATTACACAGGTGACTTAAAGATGAGTAAAGAGTTGAATATAACTTTTGCTTTAGTGCAGAGAATTTGGGAAGAGACACGCGTTAATGTTCTTGGAGTAACTGATTGGAAGCAGGTTAATCCAAAAGTCTGGCAGATTCTTCTAAATGAATACAAGCGGATTAAGGGAGAAAAAATAGAGCAAACAAATAAAATCCCTGTGGGTTATACATCGGAGGTTGTAAAGGCAATCAATTTTTTTCTTCTACCCTCAACTCAAGAGAATGGGAAAGAGAAGAAGCAGACTACTACAAAATGAGAGCAAATATTTATATAACTTTAGGAAGGTTAGGTTGGACAAAAAAGGAAATTGATAATGCAAACTTAAAAGAAGTTATTGCTATTTTAGAACAATTAAGGAGACAGCAACGTGGATAATGTATTAGGCATAAAAATAAGAGCAGATACTTCCCAGTTTGACAGCAAGATAAAATCTGTGCAGAGTTCTGTTCTTGCTCTTACTAAGAAGTTTGCTTTAGCAGGAGTAGCAGCTGCAGCAGCTTTTGCAGGAATGTCAATTAAAAATGCATCAGATTTTGAAAGTCATCTTGCAGAAGTTTCTACCATGCTTGATAAAGCGAATATGAAATATATGCCTGAGTACAAGAAAGGCCTTGAAGAAATGTCAACAGCTTTTGGCGAAGGTACAGATACACTTTCAAAAGGTCTCTACAATATTCTTTCAGCTTCAGTTGCTCCTTCCAAGGCTTTAAATGTTCTAAGTACTTCGGCAAAAGCAGCAGCTGCAGGAATAAGTGATACAGGAACAGCAGCAGATGCTATAACAACGATTTTGAATTCGTATAAGATGAGCGCAGATAAAGCAAGGAGTATAAGTGATTTGCTTTTTGAAATTGTTAAGAGAGGTAAAACAACATTTTCAGAACTTGCACCTTCTATTGGTCGTGTAGCTTCTACAGCAAGTATGGCACACGTTTCTTTGAATGAGTTAGGCGCTATGGTTGCAACGCTAACACGAAACGGTATTTCTACGGATGAGGCTATGACTTCAATAAATGGAGTGTTGAGAGCATTCTTAAAGCCAGCAGATGATGCTAAAAAAGTTGCAAGAGAGTTCGGATTTGAGCTAAATACAAATACCTTAAAATCAATAGGCTTAATAGGTGTTTTAGAAAAACTTAAAGGTGCAACGGCGGAACAGGTTGCGCAAATATTCCCTGACATAAGAGGACTAAAAGGAGTTGCAGCAGCACTTGGGAACTTGAAAGGAGTAACTTCTGATTATAACGCAATGTTAAACTCTGCAGGAGCTACTCAGGAAGCATATAATAAAATAGCAAATACAACCTCTTTTAGACTGAAGCAATTAAAACAGGATTTTAATGTTTTGAAAGATGTTATAGGCCAAAATTTGCTCCCTATGTTTACCCCTCTTTTAATCGGGACTCAAGGACTGATTCAAAGTCTTATCACCATAAATGAGAAATCCAATATGTTTGGAGATGTTTCAACTGCAACAGGGAATAAAGTTATAGAATCTTTTGAAAAGATTGCTATTGCGATGGCAATAGTTGATGGGAAGTTTAGAAAAATTAAAGCATTTATGGAAGAACCTATTACCATTAAAATGCACATAGCTTCTGAAAGTTTAAGCAAATGGCTTGATAAAACAAGTGATTCATTAAGCAAATCATTAGATAAAGGTGCGGCAGCAATTGGAAAGAAGATACGGGATATAAAGGAATGGTTTTTTACTCCAGAAAACCAGATAGCAAAACAAATTTGGCCAGAACGAGAAACATTTATTGGTCCTATTCCAAAAGAAGGAGTTAGTAGCTTATCTGAATACAAGAAGAAAACGAAAGAAATAGACGATGCCACTAAAAAAGAAATTGCTGATATAAAAAGTTTGTTTCAAGGATTAAATTCTACTTATGATGCACAAAAGAAAACGGGGGAAGAAGCAGGAAAAGCTTCTAATAAGAACCTAAATGATTATTTAAACGCATTAAAAGGAGTAGGTTCTGCAGCTGATAGCACGGACAGTAGCTTAAAAAATCTTCAGAATACAATGCAAGGGTTTAACACCTTATCAATTCAAGGTATATCAGGAAATAGATTGTTGAATTACATTGGAAACTTGAGACCTACAAAAACTACAATTGAGCATTCTGTAGTTGTTTCTTTAAAATGGGATGGACAAACAATCAGGATAAATCCAGATTCATTGAATAACCCTGAACTTATTGAAAAAATAGGGCGGAGCGTAATGCAGCAAATTCTCTCTGGGCGTGGATTAGCCTTTGGAGGTGGGTAATGTACGAATTGCCAAACGATGGTGTAGATGCAAAGATAATTCACGATTCTGGAGACTATTTTGCTCCTGTGATAAATGTGGAAATAGGATTAAATGGGAAGATAGTTTATAAGTCAAATCCTTGCGTTTTCCATAGAGATATAACAATAGAAATAAGAAANGCAAGTACAAGAAGTGCAATAATGGTAGGATTGACGGATGAAGAAGGAGTTATATTGCCCGGTTCTGGAGTTCCTTACGATGTGCTTTCAGTAAGTCCTGTTTCTGATTTTGGCATAGGAGATACAAATCCAGTGCAAGTCTGGACGTATAAAATAACATTCATAATGTGAGGGAGATATGATAGTTGAAGTTCCAAGCGTAAAAATAGAAACACCGAGCGGAGAGATAACTAATCAGTTTAATCCGACATCAATCTCTTTTTCAGGCTCTATTTTTAGTCAAGGACAGGCAATAATAACAGGGGTTGAAAAAGGGTTTGGAACGTTACACGGGACGAGTTTCTATAATGTTTGGGATTTCAGCGGATTATGGAAGATATATTTTGTTACAAACACTTCTACAAGTTTAGTCTGGCAGGGATATTGTATGCCCTCCCATAGTGATAGAAAAAGTGAAGTAATGAAAAGGGAATTTCAGCTAAAAGATGTAACGGAAGCCTGGAATGTTTTGCTAACTAACAAAGTCTACGGAGATGGAGCAGGTTATACCGTTGGGAATTTAATTTCTGATTTAGCAGCAGGCGCAGCAGCAGGTTCAGGAGTTGCTTCTGATTATGTTGCAGATAATTCTACTCTTTTAACTGACTTATTTGACAGTGGATATTATGTTGTAACAAATAGTACTTATTTAGCAGAATTGAACAAGGTCTTACAATGGTCAGGAATGAAACTATTTGCAGACCCTATAAAGAACAAGATTTCAATAATTTCTCCAACCGATACATCGCCTTTTGGTGCTTTGCCCATAAGTTCTTCAGGGCAGGATATTATTTCAGCTTCCTTTGACCTTGACCCTACAAATATTCCGACGGTTGTGGTAGTGGGCGATGAAGTGCTTGGGAAAGCAGTTAGTTATGGCCATTTAGGCGATACTCCTGATGATACAAATTACAATATCAGGAAATTTGAAAAACCCGCTTTTGTAACGACTTATGGAGTGAAGGACGAGGCAACTCTCAGCAGTCTGGCACAGAAGATTTATAATTTAGGGAGGCAGGGCTCTCAAAAGTTGACAATCATAAAGGCAGGATATTTTACAAGCTCTCCTCTATGGAAAACGATAAACTGGACAGATGCAAATGGGAGTGGTGGAAGTTATAAGGTGGTTAGTTTTAGAACTGATATAACACCGAGATATGTACACACGACTTTGGAGGCTATTCCGTGAATGAAAAAGATACTTTTAATAATTTTAGTAAGTATTTTAATAGGTTTAATTTTTCTTTCAGGATGTGGTAAGAATATGAGTTTAATGAATAGTGCCTGGCCAAAGTTTCACCGTAATTTACAGAATACAGGATTAAGTCCTTATGTTGGGCCTGTTACTAATACATTAAAGTGGAGATATCAAACGGGTAGCAGTGTTTTCTCTTCTCCTGCCATTGCTTCTGACGGCACAGTTTATTTTGGTTCAGAAGACCATTATCTCTATGCGCTAAATCCCAACGGGACATTGAAGTGGAAATATAAAACAGGTGACGCTGTTTCCTCTTCCCCTGCTATTGCTTCTGATGGAACTATCTATGTTGGGTCAAACGATAATTATCTCTATGCTCTTAATCCAGACGGTACATTAAAATGGAAGTATCAAACAGGTGGTCCTGTTTTCTCTTCTCCTGCCATTGCTTCTGACGGCACAGTTTATTTTGGTTCATACGATTATTATCTCTATGCGCTTAACCCTGACGGAACACTGAAATGGAAATATTTAACAGGAGATGTTATTGAAGCTTCTTCCCCTGCCATTGATTCTAACGGTATAATTTATTTTGGTTCAGATGACTATTATCTCTATGCTTTAAATCCTGATGGTACATTAAAATGGAAGTATCAAGCAGGTTTATGGGTTGATTCTTCTCCTGCTATAGATTCTAATGGCATAATTTATGTTGGGTCAAACGACCATTATCTTTATGCATTAAATCCTGATGGCACATTAAAATGGAAATATGAAACAGGAGGCGAAATTGTTAGTTCACCAGCTTTTGCTCCTGGGGAAACAACTATTTATATAGGTACTGAATACGATAATTGTCTCTATGCCTTAAACTCTGATGGCACATTAAAATGGAAGTATCTAGCAGGGGGAGATATTGCCTCTTCCCCTGCTGTAGATTCTAATGGTGTAATTTATTTTGGTACATATGATGATTATTCTTTATATGCTCTGAATCCTGATGGCACATTAAAATGGAAGTATACCCCAACTGGTGGGGGATATATTTATTCTTCTCCTGCTATTGCTTCTGACGGCACAGTTTATTTTGGTTCAGAAGACCATTATCTCTATGCTATTTATGCTCCGCCTCCTTTTAATTATCAAGCAGTTTTTAGTATACGGAGAGGGAAGTTGATAAGATGTTCTTAAAAGCAATTGAGCAAAAGATTCAAACTGAAATACAGAGCAATATGCATTTTATTCAGTATGGAAGTATGGGAGCTTCAGCTGGAGATAATGTAATTACTTTTACAAAGAAGTTTTTAATAAGACCTATAGTAATTGTGAATGGAACGATTGAAGCGGCTGGAGCAACGGCACAGCCTATTGTTTATGTAGTGTCTTTAGAGCAGGATGCGGATAATTATTATACAGGGATGACAGTCTATTCTGATGGCACGGCACAGAATATAGACTGGATTGCAATAGGAGTTGTGATATAATGAAGGTGAAAGATGAAAATATATAAAGAAGATTACGGTTATTCAATACAATTTACGTTATTAGAGAACGACAGGGTAACACCTGTTGATTTGACAGGATATGAGCCTCATTTGGAAATACCCTCATTGGGGGTTGATGAGGTTTTGACGGTTGTGGATGCAGCAAATGGGATTTGTAGCTGGCAATTAGAAGAGATTTTTGGAGAAGAAAATAGGTACGAAGCCTTGATTTATCTTAAAAAGGAAGGGGAGCATAGAACTATTGTAGAGTTTATGATAGAGACGAAATGAGAAACATTAATTTAGTTTGCAATGCTAAAAGTGTAGTTCTGGAAAGTCCTTTTTATAGTTTTATCTCTATGCCAGAGGACTTATACACGATTTCTAATGAGCTAATCTATACTTTAGCAGGCGAAAAAGTAGTTTATGGAGCCTATGATATTGAAACAGTTGGGCAGAAGATTTTTGTGTTTGCTAAAAGAAAGAATTATATTTTAGTGAGAGGTGAGAGATGAGTGTGAAATATCATAAGGACTTGACAGGAGCTGATTTGCATCAGCCTTTCCGTATAGGAAACGATGTAGATAAACCTGTAAATCCAAAGGTTGGCGACTGGTATTTCGCTATTGATACAGATAAACTTTATAAATGTGTTACTGCAGGAATTTGGGAAGAGCAAGGTGGCGATGGAGATATGAAAAAGGCTATTTATGATATTAATGATGACGGCATTGTAGATAAAGCAGAGGAAGCCGAAATAGTTGACGGTGGAACTTTTTAGATATACGAATATAATATACAGGAGGGAATAAAAATGGCGTTAATAAAAATTAAACGAGGGCAAGAAGCAAACCTTCCAATATTAAATGAAGGTGAATTTGCCTTTACAACAGACACTCACAAAGTGTTTATTGGCGATGGAACAAACAATCATAGAATTGATTTTAGTGATGCAGAAAGAACTAAACTATCAGGGATTGAAGACTCAGCGGATGTAACTGACTTTGCAAATGTTTCTCAAGCTTTAGCAAGTGCAACAGCTGATGTTTCAGTAAACAGCCACAAGATAATTTCACTTGCTAATCCTGTCAATGACCAGGATGCAGCTACAAAAGCTTATGTAGATAGTGTAGCTACGGGTCTTGATATAAAGGCTTCTGTTAGGGTAGCAAGTACTGGAAATATAGACTTGGCAACTGGTGGATTATTAACAATAGATGGAGTCACATTAAATGATGGTGATAGGGTTCTTGTAAAAGACCAAACGACTGCAAGTGAGAATGGAATTTATATTGCTCATTCAGGAGCCTGGACAAGAGCAACTGATGCTGATAGTGATGAAGAAGTAACTGCAGGTATGTTTACTTTTGTTGAAGAAGGGACTGCAAATGCAGATAAAGGTTTTGTTTTAACAACAGATAATCCAATTACACTTGGAACAACTGATTTACATTTCTCACAATTTTCAGGAGCAGGTTCAGGAGGCGCAAATGTTTCTTTGAGCAACTTATCAGGTGTAGCAATCAATGCTGTTTTAGTCCCCGGTACTGCAGGGGGGCTTGACTTTGGTTCAACTGCAAAACCCTGGGCTGATATATATCTTGCTGGTACTTCAGGAACACCAGGCACAAATCAGTTTAAATTGACTGGAGCTTCAACAGGTGGATTAAGAACAATAACACTTCCTGATGCTTCTGGAACAGTTCTTTTAGACACAAGTACAATTGACGGAGGAACATTTTAATGAAGGATGCTGAAATTCAAAATTCTAATTCTTTGACTACTGATGATTTAGTTTTAATGATAGGAGAAAAAGAAGTTTGGTTGAGGCAAAAAGAGAAACAAATCAAAGCCTTATTAAAAAAAGTTTCTGATTTGAAAAGGTTAGAGCCTTTGCAAGATAGTATAAAAACTCTATCAAACAAAAATATTGAATTAGATAGGGTTTTAACTGAAATTAGAAAAGAAAGAGATAATTTGAAAAAGATAATTGAAGAAAAGGATTTAGAACTTCAAAAAGCAAGAGATGTAATTTCAAATTTGGAGGCAGAAAATGTCAAACATCATAAAAATAAAAAGAGGAACAGAAGCAAACGTACCAGTTCTTGAGGCTGGAGAAGAAGCATTTACAACTGATACCTATAAATTGTTTATTGGTGATGGAACAACCAATCATCAAGTAGGCGGTGAAGATGTAGTTGCTAAAGCTAATAGTGCATTACAAAACATTGTAGAAGATACAACTCCTGAGTTAGGCGGAGATTTGGATACTAATGGACATAATATAACTTCTACTACAGGATTAAATATTTCTATTGGAACAGGAGCAAATGATAAATTACATCTTGGTGATGGCACTTTATTAATTGATAGTCCCATCAATCCTATTATTATTGGCTCTGTTGCTACTAGTTATGCTCGAGGGGTTTATGTCAGTGGTAAATATGCTTATGTAGCTGATGGATCTAAAGGTCTCAAAGTCGTTGACATTTCCAATAAATCAGCTCCTACTATTATTGGCTCTGTTGCTACTAGTTATGCTCAAGGAGTTTATGTCAGTGGTAAATATGCATATATAGCTGATTATGCTACTTTTAAGATCATTGATATTTCTGATCCTACTAATCCTACCATTACTAGTTCTATTGCTACTAATAATGCCCAAGGGGTTTATGTCAGTGGTAAATATGCTTATGTAGCTGATTATAATAATGGTTTTCAAATTATTGATATTTCTGATCCTACTAATCCTATTATTATTGGCTCTGTTGCTACTAGTTATGCTCGGCGGGTTTGTGTTAGTGGTAAATATGCTTATGTAGCTGCTAATGTTACTTTTAAGATTATTGATATTTCTGATCCTACTAATCCTACCATTACTGGTTCTGTTGATAGCCGTTATGCTTGGGGACTTTATGTTAGTGGTAAATATGCTTATGTAGCTACTGAATCTAATGGTCTCAAAGTCATTGACATTTCTGATCCTACTAATCCTACTATTGTTGGTTCTGTCACTACTAGTAATGCTCAAGGAATTTATGTAAGTGGCAAGTATGCCTATGTAGCTGATTATAATGATGGTCTTGAAATTATTGACATTTCTGATCCTACTAATCCTACTATTATTGGATCTGTTGCTGCTGGTAGTGCCCTAGGAGTTTATGTCAGTGGTAAATATGCATATGTAGCTGATGGTAACGGTCTCGATATTATTGACATTAAAGGATCAAATATTCATGCCTTATCTGTTGGTAATATCTGGACTAATGATATTACTGCTTCAGAAAATATTGATATAGGTAATAATCTTTCTATTGGAAATGGACTCAATGTTGGGCTAGGAGGAATTTATTCTAGAGGACCTTCAGCAATTTATGCTTCTTCTTCTTCTTCTGCATTAGTTATTCAGCAAGCAGGGACTGGCCATGGGGTAAAAATTATTGGTGGAGCAACTATTGATGTCATTATTGGTGGAGTGACTGTTGATGGTGGCAATGTTGCTCTTGAAATGCCAGTACCTACAGGAGTAACAGCTACCTTAGGGGCTTCTGGAACTCTTAATGGAACTTATTATTATAAAGTAACAGCATTAGATGGAGTAGGGGAAACTATTGGTTCATCTGAAGTTTCAGGAACAGTCGATGGTGGAACAAACAATGGAACTATTACTATTAGTTGGGATGCTGTTACAGGAGCAGCCAAGTATAGAGTTTATCGTGGAATTTCTTCAGGTGGACAGGATAGATATTTTGAGGTTACAGAAACATCTTTTGTTGATGATGGTAGCCACGAAATAACAGGAGAAGCAATTGGAAGTGGTGATGGCACAACTACAGCTTTTTCAGGAACATTAGCTAATTCACCTGTCAAATCATCTTCAGTAATTATTCATTATACCATTGGTGGAACTGCATATACAGCTACAGATGATGGTGCAGGTAATATCTCTGGAACAGATTGTTCGGGTACAATTATGTATTCAACAGGTGCTTGGTCTCTTACATTTACTACAGCTCCAGATGATGCAACAGATATTACAGTTGATTATGATGTTGGAACTACTTCCAGTATTCCTACTGTAAATACTGCTTATGTCAATAAATTAACTACTTCTGGTAATTCTTGGATATTAAGTAATAATATTGGTTTAGGGACATCAAATCAGTTTGGTGGTGGTGTAAAAGTAATTGGAATTGCTAACGCTACAACAGTTCCAAGCTCAAATCCTTCAGGTGGTGGAGTTCTGTATGTAGAGAATGGAGCATTAAAATATAGAGGAAGTTCAGGAACAGTAACAACGATTGCACCAGCGTAAAGGAGAAAATGATGGAAAAAACTAAACATTTAAGCGAAGTAGAAGAAGCAAGAAAGCTTATTGAAAAAGACAAGCAAGAACGAGCAGCAAAATGCTTACAGGAAATTGAGAAAGCTTTGAGAAAGTATAATTGTATGTTAGGCGGCATATTTATTGCGGATTTAAATGGAGCAAGGTATAAAATAAATGTAATAGCAAAGAATTGAAAATGAAAAAAATGCTTATAATAGTTAGTTTAATTTTATGCTTTTTAGTAGGTTACATAGTAGGAGCTTTAATGCCTCAAAAAGCAAATGTTTCTACAAATGTGCCTACTGACAGTACAGCTATAAAACTGGCTTCTTCAATTACAGTGCTACGACCTTCTTTTTTAACTCCTACAATAATTGATAACTACCTTAAAGGTACGGGGCTTGCAGGAACAGGAACAGCATTTATAGAAGCAGAACGAGAAACAGGAATTGGAGCAGATTATCTTTTATCAATTGCGATACACGAATCAGGATGGGGGAGCAATTATTACTGGAAATACTGGAACAATTGTTTTAGCTGGGGAATTACTGATAGTGGACCTACCTGGGAAGCACAATTTATTAAAAATAACTTAACAAAATACCAAGCTATCGTTTATATTAGTAAAAAAATAAAGGAACTATACTTAACAGAAGGTGGAGCGTATTATTCTGGTGAGACATTGGCTTCAATCGGAAAACATTACGCAAGTGATTCTCATTGGGCAGAAGCAGTTTTACGACAACATAAAAGATTTGTTAAAACTCTTCCAGCAGAGATTCAAGCGAAAGAATGGATTATGGAAACAAGGATTCTAAAGGGAGATGAGCCTTATTCTTTAGAAAGATGTTCATCAACATATTGGACAAGGCCTCTCACGAGGGCAGAGTTAGCTATTATTTTATATCGTATTCAAAACAAACCATAGGAGGTGAAAAGATGAAAACGATTGACACACACGAGATTGATTTAATCAAGTGGGCAGAAGCAAATGGACTCTTAAGAGAGTTTGAAAGTATGCAGGATAAAATGACACGTAGGGATGTTGTAGAGCTTTTATATAGGATATTTGAGGGAAGTGTTTACGACAAGAGTACTATTCATAGTACTATAAAGCACACTGTTAGGAATGGCAGTGGAGATATCTTAGCAGAATATTGAAAGGAGATGATAAGATGAAATTAACAGGATTTCTTTTGTTCATTGGAATGAGCATTTTGGTAACAGCAGTAGGAAATGCAATTTTTAGGTTTAGCTATTTTCAACAGAAAACTAAAAAAGTGGGGGACTTAAAGCTTGCAATAATAATTGTTATTTCAGAAGCAGTTATGATTAGTTTTGTGCAGTTGAATAATGTATTGGGAATATTTGGATATTGGGGAATAAATATTTATCCTCTTGAGGATGCAATCCTTTCAG